GGTGTACATAACACCAACTACATCATAGATTTCGTGATCCATCACCACGACGGCTCAAAGGAATATGTCGAGGTAAAGGGCATGGAAATGGAAATATGGAAAATGAAGTGGAAGATACTCGAGGCCACCTTTGACACCGACTTCCGAGAACATCCTGACGACAGGTTGTCAGTAATTAAACAGTCTTCCATGCGTTTCGGCCGACGTTGAGTTATCCCCTATACCTCGTTGCTTTATACCGACCGCTTGCTATACTAATCACAGAGAGGTTCATTGATGGGGGAATGTCTGGTGGAATGATACTCTCTAGAAGTCCACCATGGCAGGAGTAGACAAATTATTGTCTTTCCCCACCAGTGAATCTCTAATTACTAATAAAAACATCAACATGGCAAAAGAACAATTTACAAAAGCCGAAATTAGCATCATCGCAGGTGCGCTTGAAGTCTACAAGGGCGAGATCAAGAAAATCTGGGCGAAAGCTGACAAACTTGATTTGAATGAATCAATTAATCTTAAGCAAACATTCCTCGAAACTGAGGCATTGCGAGAGAAAGTATCAAACATCTAATATGAACAACAGAGATTATTGGACAGTTAAAGCGATGACAAAGTTTGGTGGCTCATTTGTCAAGGCGCTGGCTGAATGTGCTAGATGTGCTGATCCGATCAACTTACATAAGATTAAAACGACATGGATAGAATACTGGCTCATCGCGGAATCACAGGGTCGTGAAATAGAAAAAGAAAATGAAAAAAACGACGGCTAAAATCAAAGACAAGCCCGATCGTGATGTGACTGGAATCACGTACACCCAAAACTTTGCCGCAGAAGTGCGCAAGGGACCGAGCGGCAAGAAAACCATTGTGTTGAAGTCACCGAGATGGTATCACTTCCAAGTCTCCAAATTCAAAGAGGGAGAAGAAGTCACACTCGTGATCCATAGTCGCAAACCAAAGCGAAGCGAGCAACAGAATCGGTACTATTGGGGTGTGTACTTGCCGATGATATCCGAACATACTGGCGAGCCTGATCTCGACAAACTCCATGAACTCTTCAAAGGAAAGTTCCTGACGAAAGGTGTCGTGGAAGTGCTCGGTGAAAAAGTGCGCCTCAAGAAAAGTACAACAGAACTAGGTGTCGGTGACTTCTGCCAGTATGTTATGGATATAGAAACCTTGACTGGCGTGATAGCACCACCGACCGAAAACTATGGTCTGACTGCACTTGAGCGAGCACTCAAAGATGCACCCGAGTCACAGGTCGAGTATCCCAATGAACAATTAACCCCAACATTCTGATGAAAGAAGAAAAGAAAAAAGAGATCATTAAGATTATGGAAATGGTTGCCAAAGATGTTGAGAATGATGCTCGTGAATTTGATGGTAAGCCGTTCACAGGCAAAACAATGGCTGAATACATGGGTAACCATGGTGCAGCTATTGCGGCGATCGCAGACGCAATAAAAGATATCTTGCTGTTATCCACAGATAAAACTGGCGAGCGGTCGGAATAGTAGTATAATGATTACCAGATAGCTTCTTGTGTCTTCGGCCGATTTGAGAGTCATACTCTCGAGTACAATCGTAAGCTGTAGAGTGTGCGGTGCAGGGGTGGCTTGCATTGGGGACTTGTACCTCGTCCTCTGCGCCAAACCATTCCGACCGAAGACATAGGAAGTTATAATAAAAATTATGAGCAAAAAAATTACAAACAAATCTCGCAGAAGTGTTGCCTCTGAATACGGCCGACGTGGTGGTCTGGCTGTGGCCAAGAAACTTGGCAAGGGTCACATGAAGCGGATTGGTCGCCTCGGTGCGAAAGCACGTTGGGGTGCCAAAACAAAATAGTCTCGCGCCAACGGGACTTTTTTGTTGCCTTTAATTAAACACATTATGCAAGATCAAAATACACAACGTGAAATGACTAAAGAAGAAGCCGCTGACCTCGAAGTCCGAGTCAAGAGCTTTAATGGCGATCTGATTCCTCTTCTCAAGAAGTGGGAACTTGGTCTCGGAGCATCTGCATTCCTGCTCCCTGATGGTCGAATCGCCGCACGACCACAGGTCTTCAGTGACCGCAAATTAGATAGTGGAGCTGGTGGATCACCTGTAGTATCACCCGTACCTGCTCCTGCACCAGCTGGTGGCATATCCGAAGCATAACCATGATCTTGTCACTCGGAATCATTATTGGATTGTTGATTGCCATCGTTGTCGCTTTGACAACCCTGCTCTTCCGACATCCGATCCACCGAGTCTCTAACATCATCGAGAAAAACATCGGCGCTGTGGGTCCGAAACCGAAAGGATTCATTGTCGAGCCAACCACCGATGCAGAAGAATCTCGTGCCAACATCATTGCGAAGAATCGCAGAGATGGTCGAGACACCCCATTATCAGATCTCATGTAAAAGAAAATTTATGGCAAAAACACAGAAAATTAGACCACGCGCAAAACAGATTCTAGTACGCCCTGACATCGAGGATTCGCGTGAATCAGAGCATGGCATTCTCACTCCCACAAACGTGGAGCAAGAGCAGAAAGCCATTGGCGAAGTGTTGGCCGTAGGACCCGACATCAAAGACATCAAAGTCGGCGATCGGGTTATTTATGGCGCATACGCAGGTGAGAAAGTAAAACTGCGCGAAATCACGAAAGAGGTCGACTACGTGCTTCTGTTTGACGAGGATGTACTAGCATTCATCGAATGACCATGGATATATTGAAACTCATTGCAAACGGAGCAGGGCTAGCAATTTTATGGTTTATTGGAATGTTTGCATTGCCTATGCTTGCGATGCTTCTCTACGGCTTCATTACTGGATTCGATGACATGGAATTCGCAGAGATTGCGTTCTTTGTTACTTTTGTTCTTTATTGGATTGCATCGGGTGTTATTCTGATACTGCTATGAAAACAAAAGTAATCATTTGTAAGAAATGTGGCTATGCTAAAAATGGAAAAGAATTCTCCCCACAAGAGAGAATTGATGACGGTAAAGAACACATTTGTTTTGGATGTGAATTTGAAATAGCATGAGATACGGTCGTGACCTAGGATGCAGGTTTGGCCAACCCCACGATCTTGTGATGATACACGAGACCATACAGGTCAAGCACGAACAGTGCAAAATCTGTAGCAAAAGGTTTCGTTGGAATAAAGGCTACAAGATGCGCATAGAGAATGCTGAATACTTGAAAGCCCATGTCCGAAACTTCGCCCAGCGCACAGGCCCAACCAAACGTGTATACCACAAACTTTATTTACCAGAAAAAACTAAAATTATAATATGACAGCACCAATTCACTTCGAACCAACAACGGTCACAGATCTCGCAGAGATACTCGTACCGAAACACAAACACTCTGGCTTATCTAGAGCAGTAGCCGAGTTTTTTATTGAAGAACACACGGCCGACGTTCCGCCTAACATTGATACCAATACTCTCAGGCGGTTCGTTGATTTCTTAATCGTTAAAAAGACATATAACTAGCCATGCAAAACCAGACTGAAACAAAGATAATTCATGACAAGACGTTCGACGTGATCAAATCGGCCGTTGACAAAATGGTGAACTTCATTCGTCCGACTTTCGGGCCCGCAAGTAACAAGGTTCTCATATCAAAAAATACTCACCGCATGATCGTGGATGATGGTGTGCAGATTGCCCGAGACTTCGAACTCTCTGATCCTGCCGAAAATGCTGTTGTAAGCATCATTCGTGAGGTGGCTGTCAAGACCAATGACCGCGTAGGTGACGGAACTACCAGCTCCCTCATCATGTTGCAAGCAATCATTAGTGAAGTCGCTCGCAAAGGCAACTACGATGGTCGCAAAATCGAAAAGGAACTGCTCAAAGGCCTCGATGATGTGCGCACACACTTAAAGAAAAATGCCCACGAAATCAAGACTAAGGAAGATCTAAAAAAAGTATCAATGATTTCATTTGACAACGAGAAAGTGTCCGAGATGATATCCGACCTTTACTGGAAACTCGGCAAAGACGGTGTAATCACCATCGACAAATCTCCAACCATGGACACTACGAGCGAGATATCCGAGGGTATAAAGATTGATCGTGGCTACATCAGCCCATACATGATCATCAACCCCGAGCGCATGGAATCAGTGCTTGAAAAGCCGAGCATCCTCATCACTGACTACCGCCTCACAGAAGCCAACGACATCATTCCGATTATGAATAAAATGGCAGCGGCAAACAAACGTGACTTAGTAGTTATCTGCGAAAACATGGAGCAGTCCGCGCTCGCAACAGCTGTACTAAACAAAATCCAAGGCAAATTCTTCGTGCTTGCTGTATGCTCTCCATCCTCAGATGACAGCAAAGTAACACTAGAAGATATTGCTCTCCTCACAGGTGCCAAGATGTTTACCGAATCAAAAGGCGACAAACTCGAAAATGCCGAGATTGCTGACCTTGGTCACGCTACCCGTTTCATTTGCCGACAAAATGAATCTGTCATTGTGGGACCAAAAGGCAAGCGATCAGATATTGCAGTGGCTATCACCAGCTTGCGATCTAACTTCGAACACGAAAAAGACGAAAAGAAAAAGGAATCCATCAAGAAACGGCTCGGCATGTTCACTCAATCAGTTGCCGTAATTAAAGTAGGCGCGCCAACCGAGAACGAGCAAAAGGCACTCAAATATAAGGTCGAAGATGCAGTAAACTCTACACGCGCGGCTTTCCAAGGCGGTATCGTTTGCGGTGCTGGCGTTGCTCTCTCAAAGATTAGAACCTCAAGCCCTATCTTAAATGAAGCTCTCCAATACCCACATCGACAGCTCATGGATAACATGGGAATCAAGGACCCTGAAAAGATGTCAGAAAATCTTGATGATGGCCATGTGATGAACGTGGTGACTGGCAAAGTAGGTCCGTACCTATCAGTCGGCGTGGTTGATCCAGTCGATGTGCTGATTGCTGGCGTTGAAAGTGCTGTATCAATCGCATCGATCCTCGTAACAACATCAGGAATGGTGGTCGAACACGTCGCAAAATCGCCAATCGTGAACGGCTAAATTACTCAAAAAACAGCTTAAAATAACGCTATTATGCAAAAAACAAAAGAACTTCTAGACCTGCTTGTGAAAGCTATCGTCGATCATCCCGATGATGTGAAGATTGAATCTCGCACTGATGAAATGGGTGTGTTACTGACCCTCACGGTTAACAAAGAAGACATGGGAAAAGTCATCGGTCGAGGGGGCGATACAGCTAAAGCAATTCGCTCACTTCTCCGAATCGTTGGCATGCGTGAAAATGCAAGAATCAATCTAAAAATAAATGAGCCAGAGGGCTCCACTCACGTACATGTCACCAACGCCTAAAGAAAAACCAAAAGCAAAAGTGTCTGATGAAATGGTGATTGAATACCTGCCTCTTTCCGAGATTATCCCCTACTTCAAGAATGCCAAAGAACATCCGCAAAAGCAGATCAAGAAAGTGGCTGCCTCAATCCAAGAGTTCGGCTTCAATCAACCAATCGTAATCGACAAAGAAAAGGTGATCATCGTTGGTCACGGCCGATACCTTGCCGCACAATTCCTCGGCCTACCCAAAGTCCCTACACTCACAATCGACCTGACCGAAGAACGTGCCAAATCGTACCGCTTGGCCGACAACAAACTCAATGAGTCTGACTGGACGATGGAGATCGTGATCGAAGAACTGAAATCACTCTCGCTCCAAATGCTCGACCTCACTGGCTTCGATGCAAACCTTATACTTGAAACTAAAGAAGATGACCCTGACCTCTCGGCAATTGGTGTTCCCCGAAGCGTACTCGGTGACATCTACCAGCTCGGCGAACACAAGCTTATCTGTGGTGACTCAACTGATCCGAACACCTACAAGTCACTGCTCGGTGATGAAAAAGCTCGGCTCATCTTCACTGACCCACCATACTCAATTGACTATCACAGCGTTGACAAAACCAAAGGTGGTAAAGGTCTGACATACTCCTCCGAAAAGTTCGGTGGCACAGGTGGCCGTATTTTCAATGATGACAAGACTCCCGAAGAGGCCTTGAAGTTCTACGATGAAGTTCTAAAACAGCTCTACGACTTCTCGACTGATGACACGAATCTATATTGGTGGTTCGCATCGCGTATAACTGAAGTGAATATGCAAGCATGGTACAAAAACAAGTGGCATTACTCCCAAATAATCATCTGGCTCAAAAACAGCATGATATTCTCTCCAGGTCAAAAGTTCCACAGAATCTACGAACCATGTCTGATGGGATGGAAGCAAGGCAAAACCTCCTATCAAAACTTCACGTTCAGTGCTTACACCGAGCTATGGACAACTGGTGGCCTCAAGACATTCGCCGAAAACCTCGATGTCTGGTATCAGAAGCGGGATAACACCAACTCCTACATCCATCCTACGCAGAAGCCCGTACAGCTGGCCGAACGCGCCCTGAAACGCTCGTCAGAAATAGGTGACATCGTTCTCGATGCATTTGGTGGCTCTGGCTCCACTCTTATCACATGTGAACAGCTTGGTCGTAAAGCACGGCTCATCGAGCTAGATCCAAAATATGTCGATGCCATTGTCGGCCGTTGGGTCAAATACAGTGAAAACCAATCAGTGATTAAGAACGGTGAAGAAATCCAATGGAACGCATAATCGACAAAGACAAACCAGTGGACACAAAACGCCTGAGCATTGCACAGGTGACTGAATTGGTCGGCTACAAACCCATGACAGTCCGCATACAGAATAAGTGGGTCGTGATCAATTATCCAACTATGGTCGTACGCATTAGAAAATGGTAAAATAAGACAATAAAACACTATGGGACGCAAATCTAAAAATCAAAAATGGCGTGAAGCATTAAGCGCATCAAAGACCAAACTGACTCCTGAAGTTGTCCGACAACTCAAGGAAGCATTTTCCATAGGCGCAACAGTCAAACAAGCGTGCTACTACGCGGAAATAGCTGAATCAACTTACTACGATTGGATATTGAAAAATCCAAAGTTAGGGGAGGAGTTCACTAAGATGCGCCAACGCTTGCCTCTTGCCGCTAAAACAAACATCGCTTCTGCCATTCAGAATATGAAAGACATCGGTCTATCCAAGTGGCTTGTTGAACGTACCGAACCAGATGCATACGGCGAAACTCTAAACCTCAAACATCAAGGCGACCTCAATCTTGCTTCAGAAGATAAAGAAGCACTAAATGCTTTCCACGAAACCTTACGTGCCAACCTACGCGAAAGAAGCTTAAAGAAGGCCAAGGAAGAAGGCGAACTACCATCATGAAAATAATCCACGAACTACCACCCATATACGATGCCGTAGTGAATGCAGGAATGCGCCCAAGTCCAAACACAATCTATGCATATGGTGATGCAATCTATGTACCATCTGGCGAACACATTCCCGAAGACTTAATCGTGCATGAAGAAACTCATTGCAAACAACAATCTGGTGACCCTGATGCATGGTGGTCACGATACATCGATGATCCTTACTTCCGCATCGAACAAGAAATCGAGGCCTATGCCAACCAGTATCGCTACGTGTGCCGAAACATGATCAAAGACCGCAATGCCCGAGTACGCTTCCTCATGAGCATGTCCATCGCGCTGTCGGGTCCCATTTATGGCAATGTGATACTACAGTCGGTAGCGTATGAACGTATTAAAAAATTAGCAAATATATCATGACAAACTGCAACCATCGATTCGTATTAGTGAAAACAGATGTCGACTATATCTATAAGGTTAACCCTACGGTGCCGTCTCAAACATCAGCTGGCGGATCGAGTTCCCATCTTATAGAAGTTCCAAACTCAATCCACGCTATTGTCGTCTGTGCTTGGTGTGGCCACGTGCGTCACGTCTACGCCAACGGCGACATTAAAGTTATAAAAGACCATGGCGAAACAACCCAATCAGTATAGTGATATCCATGCGTGGCTTATCGGTGAAGAAATCAAAAATGAAAAGGGTGATCCGATTGAATTTGATAGTCACCCGTTCCTCTTTGATATCTACGCAGATCAGTCCAAACACCTGACAATTATGAAAGCCGCACAGGTCGGTCTTTCAACCCTTTCAATACTCAAAAATCACTTCGATGCCAAGAAGTATCAGCTGGACATCATTTACACTCTCCCAACTGACGGTGACGTGCGTACATTCGTTGGTGGAAAAGTGAACCGAATCATCGCCAATAACCTTTCTATGCTCGAAGACGTGGCTGACAAAGACTCAATCGAACAAAAACAGATTGGTAATTCAATGGAATACTTCCGAGGAACGTGGACAAAGAAAGCCGCAATCATGGTCACCGCTGATCGCCTCGTTCACGATGAAAAAGACAGCTCCAAACTTGATATCATCGCTGACTATCAAGCCCGTCTGCAACACTCCAAACACAAACAAACGCATACATTCTCTCACCCCTCACTCCCCGAGACTGGTGTACACGCTGATTGGCTTGCGAGTGATCAAAAGCACTGGTTCGTGAAATGTCCGAGCTGTAATCACTGGCAATTCCTCTCATGGAATACCGAAGACCCTGCACAAATGTCTATCGATTTAGAACGTCGTGCCTTTGTCTGCAAGAAGTGCCGAGAGATTCTCCCCGAGTATGTTCGAAGAAATGGCCAATGGGTCGCCAAATACAGAGATAAGCCGATCAGTGGCTACTGGGTACCACTCCTAATTGCACCTTGGATGACCGCAGGTGCGCTTATAGACAAGTTTAGACACCCTGACACCACACCCGAGTTCTGGTGGACTAAGGTGCTAGGTTTGCCATTTGCAGACGGATCCTCAAAACTCCTCCGTAAGAGCTTCTTCCAAAACCTGACTGGCAAGAAATGGGCGCCTCTTCCCGATGAACGTATTGTGATAGGAATTGACACAGGACTTCGAATTGACTACGTGATGGGAAATATCAAAGGACTCTTCCATCATGGAGATTGTACAGACTATGCCGAGCTAGACGGCTTAATGAAACGTTACTCCAAGGCCATCGCAGTAATCGATGCAGGTGGCGATCTGATCGGCTCACGTGCCTTTGCAGAGCGTTGGCCAGGTAGAGTATTCCTCTGCTACCTTGGCGGTGATCGCAAGACTAACGAACTCGTGAAGTGGGGCAGGGGAGATGAGTACGGAGCTGTCATGGCCGATCGTAATCGCATGATTCAGATCGTGGTGGATGAGTTTAGAAACAGTCGTATCCCTGTCCACGGCACCCAAGAGGAATGGTTCGAATACTGGCTCGACTGGAATAATCTCTCAAAAATGAAAGTGCTTGATCCCGATACCAATGTGGTCAAAGGTTACAAATGGGTCCGCAATGGTCGTGATCACCGCGCTCTTGCCACAGTATTCTGGCGTGTTGGAATGAGACGATTCACTGGCATGGGAAGCATCGTGCAATCCGAAACGGAAGTACGCCCAACAAGCTACATGATCGACCCTAACCAAACAGTATCCTTTGACCCTGATGAGATGTTCATAAAAGGCGTGAATAAAACCCTTGATGAATTGGAAGACTCCGATGACTGGCGAAACGTATAGTTATCCACTACCGACCGCTTGCCACTTGCTCTCTAACACAATAGAATATACGTATTACTAATTAATTTTCATAATCATGAAACAATGCTCAAGTGGCCATGCATGGGATAATGGTGAAAAATGCGACCGATGCGGTGGCGTTGACATCACTGCCCATGCGAGTGTTGAAGATCAACCCAACATGAACGACGAATCAAATACAGTTGAAGAAACAAATTCTCCTGCACCAGCAGAGGAAAGTGTATCTGAAACTGCACCAGAAGAAGTCGCTCCTGCTGAAGATGTAGAGGAAGAGGAATCGGTTGAAACCGAGGAATCTGAATCAGCTGATGAAGCTGCCCCCGCACCAGCCGAAGCGCTCGCCTAGTGCTATGCGCCTGAGACAGATGGTAAGTCGCCAGTTTCATACGCTGGAGAACGTGGTTCGACTCCACGAGGCGCTACATTAAAAAAGAAAGGCCCCGACAAAGTGTCGAGACCTTTCTTTTAATATATTTGCAAAAATAACCCAGATACTACGTTGGGACGCTTTACTCGCATCAAGCGAGGACTGCACTATCCTACAACAAATAGAAACAAAGAGCAACTCTTTTTTGTTATCCACACCCTCGCCTAGTGTGCATCTGTCAAGCTTCTATGTTATATTTATGTCAACGAACTCTTCCATGCATTCCACGTCTGGGTCGCTGAACTTTTATTATCGCTCCGTATTTTTCATATAAAAATAATGACAGAAGACACAGGCGTATCATCATACGTATCCCTTGGATCCGATGTTAATAAATCCAAAGGAAACTTAACCCTTGACACTAAGGAGGGTATTGTGTCCGACAAATTACCTGAACTCGAGCTGGAAATGAAAGATGATGACCTCGTCATACTTCTTGACAAGTACGAAAAGATTTGGAAAGAATCACCTAAAAAACAAGAGTGGGAAAAACAGATTGAAGAGAATGAGAAGTATTGGCTCGGTAAACATTTCGATACACCAAAACTAGATACAAGCCGACCACGTGTTGACAACCTGATATTTGAATCATTAGAAACCTATCTACCACAAATGACTCGGCGCAATCCCGAGCCGATCGTGTCGCTTGCTGAATCGGAAAAAGATGGCCAGAACGAAGACCCTATCAAAACTGCATACGTTCAAAAAGTAAAAGGCACACTCGCTGATCTTGCTGACAAAAACAAGATGCGCCTCAAACTCAAGAAAGGCGCTCGCCATTGGGCTATCTACCAACTCGGTGTAGCAAAGCTTGGCTGGGACCTAGACAATGACATTCCTGTCGTTCGCATTGTGCGCCCCAATAAAATTATCCTTGATCCCGATGCAACCATTGACGAAGATGGATACACTGGCAATCGTGTCGGTGAGTATCGAAAAATGGAAGCTGATAATCTCATCTCTATCATTGGTGGTGACGAGGAAAAGAACAGCACATCTATCGCCAAAATCAAAGAACTTACCAAAGGCGAACTTGGTACTGAAATACAATTTGTCGAATGGTGGACTCCACAATATCTCTGTTGGAAACTCGGCAGTACAATCCTGCTCAAAAAGAAAAACCCACACTGGAACTACGATCGCACCGAAACCCCAACTCCTAACGATCTTGGCTCCGAGGGTGTTATCGTTGACAACTACGGAAACGTTGCAACTGAAGAAATTCAAATCAAAGGCATCAACCATTTTTCTGTACCACGAATGCCGTACTGTTTCCTCTCGGTGTTCAACCTCGGTGATCAGCCAATGGACAAGACTTCGCTGATCGGCCAGAACCTCGCCAACCAAGACAAGATCAATAAACGCAACCGCCAGATAGACAAAAACACTGACCGCATGAATGGCGGTATGGTGGTCTCGCTTGCGCGCTCTGGTCTCACTGCTACACAAGCCAAAGGCGTGACCGATGCACTTCGCAAAGGTGGTGTAGTAGTTATACCTGATGGCGCACCTCGTGATGCTATCGACCAGTACAGCCCTAATGGTTTACCTGCCGATGTCTACAACGATTTGATAGACACTCGAAATCGTCTACGAGATATCTTCGGTGTCACTGGTTCTACGCCAGCTGGTATTGAAAGTGAAACAACGGTGCGAGGCAAGATCATCACACGTGGTCTTGATGCCGACAGAATTGGTGGTGGTGTGAGCGAATACCTCGAACAATTTGCTGACGATATTTACAACCATTTTGTACAGCTCCTCTACGTCTACGACACGGCCTATCAATTTGTGGCCGAAGCAACCCCACCGAAAATCATCGTGTCGGTCAAAGAGGGTTCGCTTCTTCCAAAGGACAGCGCCACAATTGCTAACCAAGCCATTGAACTCGGGACCGCAAACAAAATGGCACTGGTTGACATGTACAAACGCCTCGAGTATCCAAACCCCGAGGAGTTAGCCGCTAATGTGTGGCTCGAAACAAACGCACCTCATCTGCTATACAAGAATAATCCACTTATCGCAGAAGCAATGCAGATGCAACAGCAAGCATCGCAGGCGGAAGCAGATCAGAAATCCCAAGAGGGTGCATTGGAGCATGATCGGTCGTTAGAATCAGACATTAATAAATCACTTCTGAAAGAAGTGCCAATAGAAAAATAACCATGAGAAAAATCATACCAAAAACAAATACGAACATGATGGACATGCCAGCCAAGACGGAATCCAAACCGATTTATCCGAGCTTCCGTATTGAGCTGATTCACCTACCCGAAGCCAAGAAGTGGGAGATCGGCAAGGAATATAAGATCACTCTGAAATTGAAGATGACGGGCATCTCAATTAGTCGATATCAGAATGATTCAGAGTTCGAGATTCACGCCATCGGAATTGATAAAGGATATAACGAGGAAGAAGAATAAATAATGTTCAAAGATGTCGTCTCGTAGCCAGCGACTATAAACAAGTAGCCACGGAGTCAATTAATCTATATAATAGAAAATGAACGAAACAACACCGACGGAGTTCAAGCAAGAGGGCGAACCAGCCTTCCAAGCCGAGAACACAGAGAATGATAACTCTGCCGAATCGTCAACGGAAAAAGAAACGATCACTGATCAGTCCCAATCGCAAGAGGGGAAAGAAGACTCTGGCGCAAAAAAAGATGATAGTGATGACGCAGGATTTGCATCTCATCCTCGCTGGAAAGAGCGAGAGGAAGACTGGGATAAACGCTTCAACGAACAGGAGAAGCGCCACGTCGATGAGTTTGACGACTTGCGCAAGGAAATGGATGTGAAGATTGCCGCTCGCGCTTCACAAGCCGAGGGTGAACTTCCAGCAATTCCAGGGTGGTTTGGCGGTACAGAAGATGAATGGAAAGAATATCGGACATACGAAGAAGACCGCACAAAACAAGCTGAAGAACGTGCAGTGACTCGCTTCACTGCCAAGCAGTCTGAAGAACAGAAAGCAATTGACGATGCAACTAAGTACTTAAATGATACAGTTGGTGAAATCGAAAGCGACAAGACGATCAACCCGAAAGGCGAGAAAGTCGACAGAAACAAACTGCTGAAATTCACGCTTGATAACGACCTAGTCGACAGTAAAGGTCACTGGAATTATAAAGTGGCTTTCAAACTTATGAAGACCATGCCAGCATCAACCGCTACTGAAGACAAGGACGAACGGAAGAAAATCGCAGGCGCTACTACGTCAGAAAACCGAGGGGAAACCAAACAACCTGCAGTCACGACGAGCACAGACTTTTCAAAACCAGGCGCTCGTCCTTGGTAAATTATTCACTTAATATTAAAAATCATGGCAGAATTATACGGACAAAGGATTCAAACCACAGTGCAGACTAAATATCTACCTTTCGTGGTTGACACAGTCCTCAATTCCAACGTTCTCTTCCAACGCGTTGTACGCGGTGCGAAGAAATGGGGTGGTCGCACATTGCGCGTTCCGATCAAGGTTTCTAAAAACACGACAGGTCAATCCTTTCGTGGATTTGATACTTTCTCGGTAGCAGCAACTGACAACCGACAGTTTCTTGAATTCACACCTAGCTTTTACCAGATCACTTGTGCGCTTCCAGGCGACGAGTTGTCTGTTGCAGATACAGAGGACAAGGTGCTTGACCTCATGAAGCTTACAATCCAGTCCGACACCGAAGACATGGCCGACGACCTCGGTACCATTTTCTACGCTGACGGAACTGGTAATGGCAGTAAGGACCCATTAGGTCTAGCCGCACTCGTTGACGACGGCTCGGCCGTTTCAACGCTCGGTGGTCTCTCACGATCAACATTCACGACTCTACAGTCGACTGTTACTGCATCGTCAGGAGTCATCTCACTCGCAAAGGTTGATACCCTTTGGGCAGCTGTCACCTCTGGTGCGCAGAAGCCTACGGCTATCTTCACTACCGAGTCAGTGTTCAACTTCTATGGTCAACTCTTAAGACCACAAGAGAGGATCAACAAAGAAGCATCCCGAATTAAAGGTGGTCTCTTCGGTACTACTGGTTTCACAGCTCTCGATTACAACGGCAAGCCTGTCATTATGGATGAAAAGTGTACCTCTGGTGCATTTATCATGGTTAATGAGGACTTCGTTGAATGGTATGCTCTTCCGTTTTTCAACGCGAAGCCAGTCACATACAAGTCCCAAATCGAGGGAAATGATTACGAGGCGCCTATCGGTCTTGGCTTCTCGTGGTCTGACTGGATTGTTCCAGCCAACGCTGGCGCAGTAGTCGGTCACGTCTATTTCGGTGGTCAGTTCATAACTACCAACCCGAAGAGGCACGGCAAGCTTACTGGCATCACAGGCGTTTAGGTATTATTAGGTTTCTCCCTTGACCTCGGGTCAATAAAATGATTACGAGAGAGGGTTAAAATAAAAAAACAAATGGCAGTCTTAACAGAAGGTTTGGTTGAGGACTTCATCCCAGTTGTCCGATATCACGGCCTCAATACCAACAAGAACATCAAAGTAGGCGGTTCCGCTACTGTTGATTTGTCCGAATCCACAGGAACATTCAAGTTTCCAACGGGAGTAACCTCAGGACTTAAAAGAGCAGTTACACGAGGTTCTTCCTCGACTCACACACTGCTTGTGGGTGACTCAGGAATGGTTTTTGTCGCAATGCTTGGCTCATCCACGCAGACATACACACTTCCATCAGTTGCTACAGCAGGGGTTGAATTTACCTTTGTCTGTGGACACGCTTCAGGTGAAATTCTAGTTACCACAGCAGGTACAGACCCGCTTGTAATAACCACACTGACATCAGTCGGATCAGACATCGACAGTGCGATTGTTTCAGTAACTACAGGTATTAAAAACACCGCAGCTACTAATGCAATCGGAGATACTTTGACCATAGTATCTGACGGTGTAACTTGGTTTGGTCTTGGTATCACTTCAGGTATCTGGGCTACCCAGTAGGTCGAATTATTAATTAATCTTAGAATTACAATCATGTCAGAATCAACATTAGTAGGACCAACGACAATAGTCGGCGCAGATTTGAGATCAAATCTTGCAACGGCAGTACATCAGATTGGTACCTATGTAGAAACAGCAGACGGTCGTGGTTTTCGTTACGCTAAAATAGGCGCAACGGCAACAGTGCCAGGCAAGCTATACGTAGCCGCAGCTTGGGACAGCACCAACTTTGCTCCAGTAGGAGGCCTTGACACAGCGGCAGCTGCAATAGGCGACACCACAGTTACAATCACTACCAGCACCACAGTTGCAGCAAATTTGCTCGCAGGTGGCTACTTGGTAACGGATATAACTCCAGGACAAGGTTACACCTACCGCATCAAAAGCAATCTCGCTTCGTCAGCAGGAAACTTGGTGATCACATTAGACGATCCAATCGTTGTAGCTCTCACAACAGCTTCAAATGTGGTTCTTGTTAAACACCCTTACGATCAAGTTATTGTATCGCCAGGTGGTGCTTCAACAGGACACCCAGTAGGTATCGCGAACACAATCATAACTGCGGCGCAGTTCGGTTGGGTTCAGACATACGGAGCTTGCGCGATTCTAGCAGGTGTGGCTACCAGTATCTCCCTCCCAGGAGTACCAGTAGTACCAAGTGCTTCAACAGCAGGTTCAGTAATCGTTGCAACAGCTATTCTTCCAACAATCGGTTGGGCGATGCAGTTGATGACAGCGACAGAGTATCAAATGATATATCTGACAATTCACTAGAGGTTAATTTCTCTCTTGGCTCTGCTCCTTTACGGGGGCATCGACCAGGAGAGAATCCAGCGCTTAATAAATTAACTCCGTTCGCTGGACGGATTCGGCACAAAAAGCAAGTGATTGCCGCCTTGCACAACTCAAAATGAAAACAGCATTATTCACAAATTTCTCATCAGAAGAATTCATCTGTGCTTGGGATGGTAAAGTCAGGAAATTTATACCAGGTCAGTCCATCTACCTACCCGACTATCTAGCGCACCACTTCGCCAAACACTTGACGAATCGTGAGCTGATCAAGACAGGCAAAGAGAGATCTACATCCCCTAAGTTCCCCGATCAAGAACCACACTTCATGGAATTGTTCAACAAGGCATACACGCCTGACGAATCCAACGAGTTTGGCGAAAAGAACGAGGAAAAGAAATATGATCTCGACACCCTCATCAATGTAACCAACAAAAATCGCGAGACTAAATCTGCAGTTGCAGGTCCACAGGACCCGAACGAACCACAGATGATCCCCTCTCCCGATGAAGATGAAGACGGTGATGAGGAATCGTTCGAAAATAAGCCCTTAGAATAATTAATTAATCACCATGGCACCAATAGATTACGGCACACCATTCTCCGAGACAGCTACACATGCCACTTCGGCTGTGGCTTCTCATGCGGGTGTAGCTGTCAAAACGTTTTATATTACAGATATTGCTGCGAGTACCGATAAAGCTGGGGCACTTCTCCTTGTAAAACAAGGAACGACTGTAATATGGCAACTACAACTAGCGGCAAGTGCGGCTGGAAATTTGGCATATTCACATAGCTTCAAAGTTCCGCTCAAGGCAGAGGTAGGCGCTCTTGTGAGTGTCACGATCGACGGTACTTCTGTTTGCAACGCAAATATTGCAGGATACGAGATATAAACCACTATGAAGCTCCTTACTCCAAACGAGGTAGATAAAGAAAAAACTCGGCTTGAAACGGAGCGAGTATCTAGAATTGGGAAAATCCAAAAAGAAGAGTCCGAATCGGTTCGGCGCTTAAACGATGCTTTGACAAAAGAAAAAAAAGAAATGGATCGGCTCAAGTCTGATACCACAGTTGCTGAATTGAGGGCGAAATTGAATATAGAAAAGATGGCCTTAATCGGTGAAGTAAAATCACTTGAAAATCGAAAAGAAAAAGCCTTAGAACCGATCGTTGAGCGAGAAAAAGAATCGGAAGTACTAATCTCGCAACTGAAGTCATCCCTTGATAAAGTCAACACTCGTGAGGATGCCTTAAAAGTTAGAGAAGATGAGTTATTAGAGCGTATCGAATTGGTTGTTGACAGAGAGTCAGAGTTGCCCATCTTGGAGCAAAGTCTTGAAAAGAGAAAGAAAATTATTGAAGTGTCCGAAATGGAAATCATCAAACAGACAAAAATACTTGGAGAGAAGTGGGTGGAATACCACACGCAAATACACGAATCAAATGCCGATCTGGCTAGACGTGAGAAAGAGGTCGAGGATACCAAAAAGTCAAACGCGGTTTATGCCGAAACCTTGGCTAATAAAGAAGCAGAACAGACTGCTCACGATCGTCAAATTGCAGATCGATATGCCACTCTTGGTCGAGCAACTGCAGAGTTAGAAAAGAAAACAAATGGCTGAAGCAAAAATTGATAATAATAGAATACCGACAATACAAGGAGTGCTCAATACCGATGGTGTTACTCCAACCAATGTCAAAATTGACCCAACGACTCATGCACTTTTTGCCAGTGATGGAGCATCGGGAAGTGATTTAGGAAATGATAGTGCATATAGAGATGACAACGGAAATCCAACTTTAATCGCCACAGATGTGAATAATAATATCATTCCACTCTATGTAAATTCAAGCGGTCACTTAATGATACAATCAACATAAATTTATGGCTGAAGCAAAACGAGATCAAAACTACATTACGACCTTACTAGCAGTCAGCAACGCTGATGGCATTACTCCCGTTTTGCTATGGGCTGATCCCACCACACACCGACTTTTAGTAGATCTCCCTACTGGTTCAGGTACGGTTACCTCCGTTTCGGTAACAACCGCCAACGGTGTTTCAGGCACTGTTGCCACAGCCACGACCACTCCTGCTATCACTATCGTTCTCGGCGCAATTACGCCATCCTCGGTAAACATTTCAGGACTAACGGCTTCCGAACTTGTCGCTACCGATGCTTCTAAAAACCTTGTCTCTCTCGCAGTCGCAACCTATCCATCACTCGTGGAACTGGCCTATGTCAAGGGTGTCACCTCTGCGATTCAGACACAGCTGAATGGGAAACAAGCGTCAGGTTCGTATGGACTTACAACCAGTCCTCTTTCACAATTCGCCGCTACCACTTCGTTACAATTGCTCGGAGTTATTTCTGACGAAACTGGAAGTGGTGCATTGGTCTTCGGAACTTCTCCAGCGATCACCACTCCAACAGGAATTGTGAAAGGAGATGTCGGGTTAGGCAACGTAGACAACACCACTGACGCTGGAAAGCCAGTATCTACAGCTCAACAAACAGCTCTTAACTTAAAAGCTAACTTGGCCTCTCCAACCTTTACAGGAACAGTAACTATCCCAACAGGAGCGTCAATCACCACACCAGTCCTCACAGGACTTCCTACTGGCACGGGTGTAGCTTCTGCTGCCACTGCATCAACCC